CCGCTACGACTTTCTGAATAACCCTTATTAACATCGCTTACACCTTGGATTGTGCGTTTTATCTGTTGTCCACCAAAAGGAGGGAATAGTTTAAATAATGGATCGGTTACTGCTTGTGTGGCGAGTAACCCACTGCCAAATCGTGTCGGGTCACCTTCACCAAATAATTCTTTTCTCGTAACATTCTCTCCACCTATTCTTACCCCATATTCTGGGTATAGAGTTGCTACAGTTTGGCCCCCAGGTAAGTTTGATAATACTTCACCGGCAACTCTCCCTCCAAACCTCATAGCGCCTATCTTTTTGTTTTCTTCCTCTGAATAAGCTTGTGAACCCTCGATAATTGCATTGATTGGATCGAAGCTTACATCTGAACCCCTGATTTGTTTTGCAGCTCGGTTAAACACATAACTCAAGGTTAAGAACGATACCAGTTTGCCAAATTTCTTTTCATCAACAAAATCCTTCATCACCCACCAAAGGTTAGCCACTTCAAGTTGGAAGGGAGCAAGGAGCTGAAATACCTTACTTTTTTGATTTAAGGGAACTTCACCGATACCACGGCCTGCAACCATATTTCGGGTAATATCATCTGCATATTTTATGGCGTTTGGTATTCCCTCGTCGAGTGCTTTCTGGTAGTTCATGTTCCAAATATACTTAGTTCCAAGCTCGTCAGGCGATTGAGTTATCCAAACTGCGAATTTTTTGGCGTCGTTTATTAGCCCTTTATCAAATCGATCATAAGAGTTGAAGTAGCGCTCCTTTAAGAACCCTGATTGGTTCATTGGCGTTTCGCCTTTAGCAAATAATTGTTGGAGCGTATCCGAAGCTCCTTTTGCCCAATACTTATGTCCGGCTTGGGCCATTCCTTGCGGAACATTAAAGAATTGAGCTAGAGAAGAAAAAAGGTTACCCAAAATAACATTAGCCTTGACTCTTGAGTTTACCCAGTTAAGAGCAGCTATAGGCTTGCGGCCAACACTCTCTTGAATCCACCTATCCATAGGGTTAGTCTTTCCTGATAAGTCATCTGCAAAGCGATTTAAAAACAGAATAAAATTATTTAAGTTATTTGAGTTTTGAGTAGAATCGGATAGCTCTTGAGCTACTGCTCTAAATCTTGGAATATGTTGGTCTATGTGTTTTGCATAGGTTGCCGCCTTGATATAATCAAGAAAACCACCTACGGCATCAATTTCTGATTTATCACCTAATCTTTGCTGCATAAAAGAAGCCCATTTTGACTTGGGTTGCGTTTGATAAGAAACACCTGCCAGTTTAGAAGATATGTCGGCAGAAGTTTCAAAGATATTTTTAAGTCCGGCAAAACCCTCTGCCATTTCTCTAAAGTGTCGGTAGTAGTCTTGGCGTTTGGGAATAATCTTTTTAGGATTATTAGGATAGATTTTTGCTCTAATTACATTAACCTCTTCAAGTAGTTTGTCGTAAGTCTCCCTGAACCATCTATCTGCCTGAACAATCTGCCTTGCCTTTGTTCGGCCAAATTCCTTGACAAGTGAGGCGCCATCCCGCTTGCCTTCGCCAAGCTCTTGTATTGCGGCGCTTTCCTTACTTCCTTTATCAATATTAAATTTCTTGACTACATTATTATCTAACTCATTAAGGAGCTTGTCTGTTTCCTCAAAGAGTTGTTTTTTAGAGTTGTCAAACGGGTCAAGGATGACTTTCTTTGCTGTTTCAAAGGTTTTACCGTAAACTTTCTTGAAGTTTCTATATAAATCTCTCATGCCAGTGCTAATTGGGCTAATATCGCTTAGGTTTTCGGCGTTATTTGATAAAGCAGATCGGGTGCTCTTTTGAATTCCACGAGCAACACCTTCTGCCTGGACTTTAGGAGTTCTAGGAAGAGTTTTGTTCCTGAACTCACCCATCCACTCGTCAAATTCAGCCTTCGCATTAGCTTCAAGTGTCTTCTGGTTTTTTTGGATGAGTTTAGCTTTGGTCTCTGGACTGGCTTCTCCTGAATAAACAAAATCCCTAAGTTTGTTAGCTTCTTGTCTTAATTTCTTTGCTTCTTGGATTTGCTCCGGTGTTTGTACCTTTGTTTCTGCCTTTGTTGGCATTGATAATATTTTGTTTAGTGCGTCTTCGTCTGATATTTCACTACCGTACTTTGCCTGATAATCACTCTCTTGATTTTTTACAGCCTGTATTGCTTTTTCTACTATTCCATATTTATCCCTCTTCCGAAGTGTTTCAATATCGCCTTCTTGAAAAGCCCTAGAGCTTGCCATTTTCTTTATTCGGTTAAATAGATTGATTTCTTCTGGCGAATATTTAGAAAGTTCAGTTTGCGCTATCTCTGCACTTGCTTGATTTTCCTGAAGTGCTTGTTGTGTTTTTGGTGAATTCTCCAAGATTTGTGCCTTTTCAAGTAGGGTAGTTTTGGGTTTGGGGTTATATGGTTGGCCTTGGGAAGCAGATTTTCCAGTTTGCCCTTCGCCAGTAATACCCATTTGAATATTCGGCCTTGCCCGGCCCCTGAATTCAGCCGCTGCCAAGTCCCATAATTCATCAAGTTTTTTGTTAAAAGGAACCTGCTTAGCTAACTTAGCATCTGGTTGGACATACTGTTTGTAAAGTCCTTCAATCACGCCAGATCCCTCTTGAAAAGCTTTGAAATTTGTCTTAATGTCTCCTAAATCACTCGAGCGTTTAAAGTTTTTGACAAACTCAATGTCATCTGGATGCATAATGTTAGGAATATACTCACTGGCAGCTTTCCCAAAAACCTTGCCAAATGCTTTTCCAAACGTCCCCATCGTTGCCCTCCCAGTGACTCCAGAAACGGTTTCCTTGGCAATCGAGGGTAAGAGCTTTTCTTTATTCAACACAGCTCTCGTCGGCCCGTACACAGCGGCAGAGGAGGCCGCCTCACCTGCAACCGTTACTATTCCTGCTTTTATAAGAGCTGGTACTTTTGGTAGTAACTTACTAATAACACTTTCTACCGGCACCTCAAGACCTTTAGCAAAGGCTCCGTAAAACGGTGCACCAGTAACAATGTCTGCAGCAACCGTGGGTAATAGTTTTTGTTTACTGCGCATTTGTTCTACATTTTTGTATCCTTGTCTAACGTTTTGTTGCACATTCTGAGGAGTCAATTTACTGATAGCAGCAGCCCCTACTCTCGTGGCAGGATTGTACATAGCGGTTGTGTAGGCAAATCTTGCCCCAGGCACTTTATCAAGAAAGCGTTCTAGGTTTTCTGTCCTTTCCTGTTTGGTTTGGGTTTTGAATGCTTGGGCAACATTCTTAGCTTTTATGGCCGTCCGCTCATAAAAACTTGGACTTGTTAAATCGTTTGAGAATGGAGCAAGCGGTGTAGTTTTAATAGCTAATCTAGCTGTTTCTTTTGCAGCTTGAAGTGGTTGAAATTTACCTTGTTGGAATATGCCTTCGTCGTCATAGAACTTTTTCTTTGTCTTCTTGATGCTACTTTTAACAAAACTAACAGCGTTTGAGCCAATTCCTAAAATATCACGTAGTAAATCCGCCATTAGTGTTTGTTAAATCAACTTAAATCCCGTTTAAAAGCTTATTACCAAAGATTGCGGCTAACATCGGGTCTTGCTGAACATTCTGGCCCGCCTGATTAGTTGGGAGCGCATAAGACGGCAAGCCCCTGTTTGTAGACTGTGTTGTTTGTGCTGTGTTCGGATTTACTCTCATCATCTGCGATAACTGATTTTGGTACTCGAGCGTTGAGATCTGCCCATTGGCCAGTGCATTGTCTAAAGCTTCTTTGCTGCTGTAGCTCATTTTTGCTTTCTGGTACTGCCCTTGTGATGGATTAGTCAGGTTAGTTTCGGTATCCATGGGGGTATAGCCCATTTTTTCAAGAATCGCATTAGTTGCAGATGTTTTTGCGTCTAGTCCTTGACCCAGTAATCCTTTGTCGTCAAGCATACTTGAGATGTAGCCGTTAAGTGTTTCACTATTGGCCAACATCTGTTGTTGAACCTGTAGCTTTGCTTGTGTAGCCCATGTATTGACATTCGCGATGTCTGTCGCCAGCTGTGCCTCGGCATTAGCATAAGACTCTTCCCTTTCCATCTCAGAGAGGTAGAGATTGGCGTCAATATTGTCAATGTTGGCTTTATAATCAAGTGCGGCTTTGTCCAGTTTACTCTTGGTTTCGGTCTCAACAGAGTTTTTACTGAGCGTAGTACGTTCTTTCATGTTTACGATTGCGTTCCCAATAAGAGCCAAAGAGTCTGCCTCGTTGGTTGATAGTTGGCTTAAATCTTTACCAAGAAGGTTATTAAGCTTCATTTGAGCCTCTAGTGAGCGTGAGGATGTAGACATACCCATTCCTCTCATCAACTTTTCCTGCTCTGTGTTTAAGTCTCGATAGGTCGATAAAATCTCCTGGCGGGATTTATCGTAGTTAGTTTTGGTTTTTTCTTGCTGTAGGGCATAGTCTTCAAGCCCCTGTTTTTCGTTTAGGGCAATCTCAGCCAAAACATCGGCCTTATTGCTTCCTAAGGTGTCAATAATCCAGTCGTAATTACCTTTTGCTTGTCCTTTGGCCTGCTCACCGATCTTCTGTTGGGCTTGATATTTGCCTAGTGCCGCCTGACGCCTAGCTTCAGCGGCTTTTTTAGCTGCGTCTTCTTGAGACCCTTGGGCGTTACTTATTAACCAGTTTTGATAGTCTTGCGGAGTCTGAAAGTGCATACCATCAACATCAAAACCCCAGTTGGCCGGGTTGCTCCAATCACGGTCTGGGACATTACCACTAACATCAGGTTTGGGTTGCTGTTGTGGTTGGGAACTTGTTTGTCCTGCAGGAGTTTTAACAGACTCTCGTGGCACCACTGCACCATTAGAGAACATTACTCCTCCACTAGGAGTTGGCCCAGCAATGGGAACAGAACTTTTTGGAATTGATGGCCCGGTTGTTCCTGGCTTCAACCAAATATTTCCGCCCTTATTGGGTGGTTGATACGGTGTAGGAGCTGGCGCTAAGTTTACTTCTGTCATGTGATATGTAAATTTAACTTTTAATTGCTATAATAGAGCCTATAGTTCTATTACAGCGATGAACGGACGAACTTACTTCGTATTACTACTCTTTCTCGTTACTGTTTATCTTTTGCTTACGTTTATTGTTCAACCTCGTCTTTCGTTCTCTGAAAGTACCCCAACCTCAACGATTGAAGTATTTTTAGATGACAAAAAACTCTGGAATTTAGTGCAGAAGTGGCGTAAGTCTCAAGGCCTTGCCGAATACGTGCGAGATCAAAGACTGTGCAGAATTGCTGAAGATCGATCTGATGATCCTATTGACTATCACAAGGGATTTGAAGAAAAGTATGGATCTAAAAGTGTAAACCCTTTAATCAACTATCCCTTTATAATGCAGGAGAATGTTGTTTTCAATTATCTTGATGAAGAAAGCTCATTAAATGGTTGGTTAAATTCTCCACCTCATCGAGCAACTCTTAAAAAACCCTATACTCATTCTTGTATCCGTTGTTATGAAACAACCTGTGTACAAATTTTCGGCCAACTTGAAAATGAGAAAACTCTTTGACTTCTTAGGTGATTTAAGCCATATTTCCATTCTTATAACCGAGAAGCTTTGGCTACCACTTACTATTTATCTGATTGTTGTCACTGTTTTTATTGGTGATAAATGGCATATCGCCTATCTTCCTTTATGTATTGTAATGGCTCCATTGATAATTATGATTGTGCTTATAGTGATCTATTTCTCATTATATGTCCTATATAAACTGTTGCAGAAAATTCTTAATAATCCAAATTAAAAAATAATGAGTAAATTACTTGTTATTAGTTTGTTAATCCAAAATGCCTAAATATATAAGAAAGTATGAACTACTCGCATTATTGATTGGTTTTGTTTTTACGCTTATTCTTACCACCCTGATGAATTCTTTAATCCCTCTTATTTTGATACAAATAATTCTCTGGGTTTATAGAAAAACTTCAAAGAGAATACAGGATTGATTGCGTTCCCTTATAAAAGAGCTATATCAGACTCCCTTGTTATTCGTTTTTATGCTTTCGCATGTGGGCCAGCAGACCAAATTCGTTTTTAAATTTCTTTCCGCATTTAGGACAAGTCGAACGAATTTCCTCAGCTAGTACTTTTAGTTCATTTTCCTGCCTCAAACCAATTTTGTTTGGCACGTCTACACCAATCTTACTGTAGAATTTCACCCCATATTGAGGGTGATTTTTCAGCATTTCGATGATCTTCTCATCTTCGGTTTCGTAGAAACCATTCTGAAACTCAACTGTTATTCCTGACAAAGACCCCCTGATGCCCTGCACTGTAACGGCACCCATTTCGCGTCGCGCAATTGCCGGGTCTAAAACAAGACGCAATTGCTTGTACTTTTTTGATATGAACTCCATGTTTATAAGTTCAACTATTAATGTTTATTCTTTGGTGGGACAGAGGTCTCCCTCTGCCCCCTTAGATATACTGAGTGTGAGAGCTATATCAGACTCCCATTGTCCGTTTTACGAAAAGCTGGTCATGTTGTATAACCAAGAGCCCTTCTTTTCATGTTCAAGCTGGAAGCCAATTTCAGAGATGTACTCGTCTTCCTCGCCATCTGCATCATTCGCTTGGATATTCGTTTTCAGTTTAGTGTCGCTATCAGTTAGATAACGATAGGCCAAACCGTCCAGGTCAAGCAGATAGCCGTACCCGGCATACGTGGTAACTTCGGAAAAGAGCTTCATGTTTACAATGTTTACGGTGCCGTGTGGTGACAAGAACTGGGTTACAGCGATACCGTAGGTTTTATCCTTTGGTAACATCTGCAACTTGCCTCTCGCCCAAGTGGAAATTGCGCTGACTAAAATCGGAGCTGCGAATAAATACTTAGTATTGCTTCCATACCGGAAGCCGGTTCGAAGCCAAGCCTCGAATTCAGTTTCGGTTAAAGTTCCACCTGCGTCTGTTGCGTTAGTTGAGAGCCAGTAGTCAACACCACCAGTTGCTCGGCGTGGATAGGTGTCATTTACAGTGTCTTCTTTAGGTTCACCAAACCAGAAGCCTCTCTCAATTTCTTTTTGATGCTCGATTAACTGCATCATACGAACGTGGGCAAGATCCTTGCCTCCATACATTTCGGATTTCAAATTTGTGCGGGATGCACCAAATGGAGTGCGGAAAATTTGCGTGTAGTTAGTGCGTGTGGTTTCCGTACCGGTTTTAAAGGTACGTTTCGTTGCGTGCTCTGTGTTTGCATTACCAACAATCAATAAGTAGTCGTTGTTGTCCCACGTAGCTGCGGAGGTTGAACCCCAACCCCTTCTCACGGTAAGGGTATTGGTTGACACGTCGGTCACCAATGCCTGCTCGCCGCTGTCAATGTGTTTGACAACATCCCCGGCTCTAAAATAAGCGCCGTTGTCGACTACGACTGAAGTTGCTCCAGAGGTGTAGCCAGTTGAATAATTTACCTGGTCTACTTTTGATAATGCCTCTTCCTCAAGCCACTTGTATTCGGGATTAATTGCAACTCGTTTTTCGAGTTTCTTCGTCAATTGCGTTAATGGTGCTGAATCCGGCTCAAGGACAGAAATTTTGCGTGCGATGTCAATTACTCGTTTTACTTGGACAATATTCCCTGTACTTCTAACTCCTGTTATCATTCTGTCGCTAGATTAACTATTAATTATTAAATTGAGTATCGTTCTTTGCTTTTACCGTATGCTCCTAAAATTTCGTCAACCTCGTCCTTTGGTTGTTCGGTATTATTCGTTTGGTCTGTTTCGGTTGGTTGCTGTGCGTTCGCTTTAGCCGTTTTATTCTGCTGATTAGATCTGTTTAATTCTTCAACTGCGCCTTGGGCGACGTCTAAAAAGTCTTTCATCGACTCTTGTAAGTTGATGAAGTGGCCCTGCATTTTCTGCATGTTCACGTGTCCGGCGAAAGCGGTTCTGAACTTTGAATCGCTTTTTAGCCTTGGAACGTTGTTCTCCAAAGATGACAGTTCAGTCAGCTTTTTTTCCCGATCTTCGATGATCGGGGCGATCTGTTCGGCAATTTGTTCTGGACTAGGTTGCTCTTGTCTAGGGAGCGTTTGTGCAATTACTCTTACTGCCTCTCTTACGGCGTCTTGCGCATTGTTGACCTTAGACCAATCGATTTTGCCAATGGCGTCCTCGACCCTTTGTTCATCTAACACAGGTTGTGTACCTCTAGGTTGTTCGGCTTTTCTTTGTCCTTGAGATGCTAGAAACTGTCGGCTTTGGGTAAATTCCCGCTGCCTTACGAGATATGCTTCTTCCAACATCTTTTGGTCGGAATAGCGACTAGGGTCGCCGCCGAGCTCTTGGTACGCCTTTTTTAGATCGTCCTCTGTCTTAAATTTGCCAGCAAGGAGTGTATCCTGCTGTGGTTGCTGAGGCGTTGAAGGTGTGGTTGTCGTTTCCCCTTGCGGGTTTGTGTCTTGCCCTTCCTCCTTCTTAACTTTTAAAGGTTCGTCAGGTTTTCCGTCCTGAACAGGTGAAGTTTCTTCACCTTCGGTTGTGGCAGCTTGTCCTTCACCCTCTCCCTCGCCTTCGGCTAGGAAGTCGTTCGGGTCAGCGTTAGCTTTCCCGGATACTGGATCAAAGGTTTCTGGGGCTGCGTCGGTGTGCTCTGTCATGTTTAGGTGTCCCTTATGGGGCTAAACTAATAATTACAGGGATAAAATACGGTGAGATATTGAGTTGCTTTGGGTGTTCGTGGAGAGTGCGCGAGTACGGGATTTACTAATCCCTATGTTAAAGTCTAACTGTTTCCGTCTGCTTTGTCAAATATAAAGCCTTTAGGCGTTTTGTTTTTTGATTTTCCATCTAAGTACAACACGCCGTCTTTAACTTCGTATCTTGTTAACATGAATGGTTCTAGTATCCCCCCGTGGCTTACAGGGCAACTTACACACTTAATGCTGGCTTTGGCGACATCTTCAATAACAAAATAATGTTCACCAGCGCTTAGGTTGAACTCCTTAGTTTTAATGACCTCAATTTCGCCTTTGAAAAGCCCTCTCTTTTTTCTCTCTGCTAAAATGTCCCAAATGTTGGGTAAGTGCTTTTCCTTGACTTGTTCTACTACATCGTCTAAAACCTCATCACTTAGTATCGGTTTCAGACTTTGCTCGCTCTTGCTGTTTTTGCCGTTCACGGGCATATTGTTCACCTTTCGCTATAGAAACTTCTAGGTATTTGAATATTTTTTTATAAACTTTAAGCTCGACTTGATAGTCATCATATTTTTGAAGCCGGGTTTTACCAAACAGAGGATCGGGTTTTATCCCCATCTCCATAATTTCTAAAATACCAGTACGATTAATTTCTAACCACTTTATTAATCGTTTCCAACCGGCAGCTTTTTGGAGGTTCTTAAAATCCATCGCTGCCTGGATAGAATCATCAATCCTTTGTGGTGTGGGTTTGTTACCCTGTAATACCCGGCGGTACAGTTCCCGGGTTCGGTTGATTAGCTGCATTTATTATTTGCTCTCCCGCTAGGATTGGCACATTAGGTTGTTGTCCCGCTCCCAAACTTGATAATATATTTACTGCTCCATTAACTCCTTGCGGCTGCGGTGGAGTTTTCGGGATTTGCTCTCTTTGGATAATGTCATTCGGGTGAGTTTCACCAAGTGCAATGAGCGTTTTTTTAGCTACTCGGTCTTTAGCCGCTTGAGTTAGGTTGTCGAATGGAGCCTTATTACCTGCAATCTGATCATTAACAAACTTCCATTTTTCAAGCTCTTTATCCCTGTTCATCGACTCAGTAGAGCCGGTTTCGACCACAAAGTGGACTGCTCCTCGGATACGTCTTACTTGGTCAGGAGTAATAACCATTTTTTCGTTATTTTCTTCAGACTTCACAAACTGCGGTTCATCATAAAAGCGCATATTACGCTGCACATACATTGTGCCCATCGCTTTTAAGCCCAATTGTTCAAAAAGCTGCAATTTCATCATAAAACGAGAGTTTGCTGCCTGTTGAAGCTTTTCAACTCCGCCAAGTGTCTTATTCATTCCAGGGTCAACTGCTCCTGTTGCATAATCAGAGGCAGCCGTTGTATTCTGAATAATTTTATCCCATTCCTGATACTCTCTGTAGGGGCTAGCCTTGGTTGTACCGGTTTCTAAAGGTTGTAAACCGTTCATATCCTTCAACTGAACTACTGTTCCAGGCTCGGGTACAAAGTTTTCACCTTCAACCAATGCGTTTGGATCAAGTTTCCACATTCTAAGAAGATCGTAAAACACGTTGTCGTTACGCATATTGGCTTGGTCAGTCATGCCATCCTCAATCTTCTTAATCGGATCTGGTTCTCCCCAAGCATACAGTTCATGGGGAATAGGAATGTCTTTCATAAGAAATAATCCTAGCTTGCCGTCGCCATTTGGATTGCCGCTTTTTCTAATGGTAAGTCGTTCGTTGACAACAATGGAGAGTTTGTCTGGCTCAAGCATCATGTGCACCTTAAATTGACCTTGGTCTTTGCTGTCGTCTTTGGTAGAGAAATCTGAGCTGCCAAAAATTTCAGCCATTTCCTGGTCGTAATTCATTTGATTATCGTCGGTGTTGTACTGCTTCATGGCCTTCATTCGTTTTAGCTCGTCAATGTTCTTATATTCGCCCGGACTCACATTCACCATATCTAAAATCTCATTCATCGTCATCATTTCTTCAATGGTGGCATATTTTAAGTCAGAGACACGCTTTTTCTTGGGGTCTGGAAAGACGTGGAACATAGACTTGTGCGTAAAAACTGGCGCATCAATGAGTTTTTTCTTCACTTTAACTAGCTGCCACTGCACTTTGACACCCCACTGTTTAGCGATTGCCAGGTTTTCCCAGGAAGGTTCATTAATACCCATGAGTGGAATAGTCGGTTGCCATTCCTCAACTTCTGCCTCTTTGGTATACCAAGGCGTCATACCCCAGGCGTTCCCAGTAATAAACATTTCTTTGGCTGCTGTTGCTAGTCTCAAGAAAATTGGATCATCAATAAGGTACGGGTGGTTCATTTGATAACGAATTAAGCTTGCTAAACCTTGTTCGTCCTCTTCATCGTTAGGAAAGTCTGTTTCAATCTGAAAAGTTGGTAAGCGAATGAACATCTTAGGCAAATTTGTTTCAACTACCTGATAGCTAATAGGAATAGTCATTTGAGAATAAAAAGGATAAGCCTCAGGATCTGCTTCAACTGCCTCGTCGATTATACGCAGAAAATAGTGCTTGTAATTATCTAAAAATCTATCAAAGTAAGGCTGGGTGTATTCTCGCGACAACTGCATTCGTTTTTTGACAAGGCGTGCGGTGTCGTCATTGAAGACTGATTGTTTGGCCATAAAAGCAAATAACTTATATTAGTGTCGTTACTTGCGGAGTATTAACTCATCTGCGCCATCTGAGGTTTATGCGTTTGCTTACTGTTCTTAGTTTTTTGAATTTACGAACTTTGTTGACAATCTGTTTGAGTTCTGTGGTTTTCGTTTTAGTGTACGGATGTTGCTTGAGTACGAAATAACCAATTGCAGTAGCGATTACACAATCGTCAAAGTTCCCTTCAGAGGCTTCTAGTTTGCCCTCTTCGGTTCTCACAAAAGTTTTCATTTCCCCGATAATATCTTTGTCGGGGATGATTGCTTGCCTAGTTCTCACTAGGTCATGTAAATATCCTAACACAAGTGGTTTTGTTTTTCCATCTGTCCACCACCCATACTCATTGGTAATCCTCTTGTCTTTCTTATTAACCCGCTGGCGCATGTATAGTTGTGGATAGTTCAGCTCAATGAGACGATCTACTGTAGACTGTCCCATGTTGTTTGCCTCAATAACAATGAGAGCTTTATTGTAGAAGTAGCCGAGTTTATTAAGTTCAGTTCCAAACTGGTTAGAACGTATTCTGGCCCGGAATTTAGCAACAACTGCCCAGTCCTTTTTATTGATTACGGTTGCCACACACCTATCCGAGAATTGACCTGTGTCGGCACTAATTATGTACTGCCCATCCTCTTCCGGCATCTCATAGATTTTTAGCCACCCCCGATTAGTCTCGTCAATTACTTGGTTTGGCGGTACGCCGTTAAGGTTACCTATCAGAATTGGATCTTCAGCTTCTGTGTCATATTCTTTCAACTGCTCTACTGGGAAATATGGGTTGCCGGAGAATAAAAAAGCCTCTTCTTCGGTCAACGGAAACTCTTGCTTGAACATTTCTTCTGGGGTATAACCTTCTTCCGAGCTTAATATTGATATTTGATTTCGTCTAAAAGCAGCCGTTTCTGAAGTAAACAGGTTAGGGTAGAGTTTCTGATAATAAACTTCTTCATCCGTCCACTCGTCAATTTTAGCGTTTTTAACTCTGTATTCTTCGTGCTTCAACCAAAGAGCAAAAAAGGGCATAAACTTAGAGGCGCCATCTTTTTCTCGCTGCCATTCGGTGTGATGATAATTCCCTTGTCCGTTAGCAGTTGTTTCCTTGACAATCCAGATATCGCCTTGCTTTTTGCTCTGCGGAACTGCCCTTAAAATGCCAGTCGCGATCCTTCCGCTATCAGTCCAACGACTGATTTCAGAAAGATGGGCATAATGGATAGTATCGCCTCGGCCAAAAGCCCTGGCTCCAGCAGTACCAATATAAAAGGAAGATTTAAGTTTTTTGTTAATTAACTCATTCCTATTAGAAATATCCATCTGTGGTAACTCACCAGGAAAAGTTTTCTTTAAAGATTCTATAAAGAATTTAACTCTTTCTAACAATTTCTGAGTAGCTTTAGTCTCATGAGAGATAACAACACAACGAATATTTTCAATAGTTAAGAAATCAATGGTAAATAAAGCAAGGATTAAGGAAGAAATACCTTCTTGTCTAGCTT